TTAACTTCGGCTTCTTCACCATGCTGTCCTTCATATGTTTCTTTGACAACATTATATAACTCCGTTTCTGTCGTGCAATCTTTGAGCGTGTTGTAGACTTTGACATTACCATATCCCTTTATACCGACAATATTATCTGTTGAGTCCCCTAATAGAGATTGAGCGTACAACCACATCACACCCTCTCCATATAGCTTCTTCTCTTGCCTCTCTAACTTACCCCAGTGATCCACATAACGCAAGGGAAGTGAGTCTCTGTTGTGTGTCTTCCAAGAGTAATGCCAACCTTCTACTTGTAACAAGTCCTTATCAATACTACAACATATGGCATCTTTGTCTTTTGTGATGTGCATTGCCATTGCATCATCTGCTTCCATCCCTTCTATTAAGTCTGTGTTATACATATACATTAGATAATCTTTTATATACTTGTACCACTTAGGCTTATCTTTCTTTCTATTACCTTTGTACTTATGGCTCACTGCCAACTGTTCTCTAAAGTTACCCTTACCTGTTAGGTAGACTTTATATTTACTTGTACCTGCACTTTTAAAAAGATTTTTAAAGAAGTTTTCAATTCTTTCGTCTACTATCCAACTCTCTTCAATATCTTCACTCCCCCAGCCTATGCTATATAGGAGTATGTCTCCATCAATAGCGAGTGTTGCTTTCTTTAATTCTGGCTTCATGTATATCCTCCAATTCCTGCTGTCTTATTTGTAAGTGCACCCGCTCGTACTCTAAGGACTCTTTAATATCTTCCTCTGTTTGGACTTTATTAGGATTACTAAACCACTGCGGTGTACTGCTCATACTTTTTAATTTACTCATCACTCTGCACCAATTCTGTTTCTAAGTAATCAATAACTTCTTCAACAGTCTGATTACTAATTCGTTTCCAACGTTCATGTTGTGATTTTATTTTTGCTAGAAGAAGTCTTACTTCTGGATTTATCATGATTACTCCGATGCTCTGATTTGAATACTTTGCTTTGCACACAGCTCTAATACTTCACTGTTATACTTCTTACCAACTAAACATATGAAGCGTTCTCTATTGTAGAGACTAACATCCTCCGTAGAAGATACTGCCACTTCATCAAAATGAAAATAGAAATCATTAATAGACATTTGATAACCCTCCAAATACTTAGCTTTCTTTATTCGAATATCCATTGCAACCCCCTGTTGGTATAAAGACCCCGAAGGGTCTCTGTTATTAATTATACGTCGTCATCATCATAGTTGTTAGAAGGAGGTGGAGGGGATGTCTTAACAACCTTCTCTTTGATAGTCACACCTTCATACAACTCCGTAAACAACACTCGCACCTCTTTGTACCAAGCAATAGCTTCAATAACTTTCTCAGGGTTCAAAAGTTCTTCCCCACTATAGCCGAGGACAGACTCTGCTAAGTTCATGCACTGCCCTACTTCAGCAGGATTGACATTGCCCCGTCTAGCTGGTGCTGATGTAGCGTATGCCTGTTGAGGCTGTTGCATCTGGGGTTGAGCAGAAGTCGCATCTGTAATACTGAATGTCTTCTTCTTAATGTTCTTGAAGTCTCCATTCAAGTCGTACATAAACTCTACTTGCATACCCTTAGCTAACTGAGTCCAAGAGTCACCTGTCTTGATATTAATTTCAGATTTTTTAATTGTGCCGTATGAATACCATTCACCATCTAATTTCAGGGAGGCTCTATGTGTGTTGCCATATGAATCTTCGCTAGGCATTTCTTTAATACTTACTGCTTCTACATTACCGTTAATTGCTGGCATTCTTTTCTCCAAATGTGTATTTAAAATTATCTTCTTCTAACTGAATAATTCTTTCATGTATTTCTTGGGCTGTCAACAGTGTAGTTAAATAAGCTACCTCCACTGTTAATTTAAATCTAACCGATACCCCTTTAGGTGTCTCACACATGTTAATAATATCATAGGGTCTGATGTAATGTGTGTACCCCTCCGTACAAGGTATTATAATAAATATATCTGGTGCTTTCATCTTTATCTCCTAGTGTATTTCTGACCAATTTAAACCAATCTCACCTTCTCCTATCTGGGGTAAGTTAAGATTGAAATACTCTCCTGACTCTCCAATACTCTCCTCAAGTATAACTTTAACATCCTCCGCTATTTCAGGTTTAACTTCAAACGTGTATTCATCATGAAAGAATCCGACTTGTTTGAAGTCTACCCCATCCTCATACTTAGCGTCTAATCTTTCGTTAACTAAGACAGTCGCGTGTTGCATAACTAATGCTTCATCACTCTGTACTGTATACACAAGTATGTTCTTCTCATCTCTTATAAGCACATCCCTACCATCAAGAGCTTTAATGCGACCATTGTAATACTCTGTCTTCTCCTGCTCTCTCCCCTTCCACTTATACTTAACCTGCCTACTCCTAGACCTCTTTATCCATTCTCTCTTCAAATGTTCTTGCAGTTCTATCTGAGCTTGGAAGACTGTATCGAATGCTTCCTTAATAGCTTTACCTATCTTAATAGCTTTCTTTTCATTCTCCTCACCTGCCATAAAGCCTAATTTCTTAGCACCACCTCCAAACTTGTAGGCATAAGAGAAGTTCTTAGCGGCGCTACGGTTAATAGGTGGTAGACCCATCTCAGCAAACAGAATATTAATCTCATCCCTTGCTCTACTATGACTGTCTGTACCTTTGGATTTGTCCCCATTTAATATCATATCCTCAAAGATAGGATCTTTAATACCAACATCCCTAGCTCTGGATATAATCATACGGTCTTGACAAGCAGAAGCATCTGCACTCACCAGTACCATCCCTTCCTCACAAGTGAAACACTTCCTCATGTGCTTCCCATAGAAACTATTTAAATTAGGAACATTAGCTATGTTTGCATGGCGTACACGATAAGTATCAGCGAAGCCACTAATACGTGACTCAAGCCGAGCATCAGGACGAACCCTATCAAGCCAGCCTTGGATGTTACTTTGTCTGTGCCTACATTGAACACGCTTGCATATAAGACCACCAACTTTACTATCAACACCAATAAAAGAATCATCAGCACTAAGCTTAGGACTAGTGCGCTTAGGATTACCATCTTCATCTACCTCCTTCTTACTATAATTATATTCTTCTGGCTGCCAGCCCATGTCTGTTAGCCATTCTTTTACTTCTTTGTCTGAATTAAGATTGACTTTTCTAAATGTTATTCTGCAAAAAGCACCTCCTATTATATCCCGATTCCAATTTATCCCTTCTCTCTCTATCCAGTTCTCAAGTCTCACATGGAGCGTACCAGCTTTAGTAAAAGGATTCTGGAAGCCACTGCTATCAGCATTCTCATCTAACCTATCTTCTTTAATGATTGGTAATATAGGTAGAGAAGATTCTAGTACGTTATCTATCCAACGTATCCACTTAGTTAGTTGATGTATACTTTTCTCACATCTATCAATATCTAACTTCCAACCATGTTTCTCTTGTCTACTGATAACCCTCATGAAGTCATGTGTGAGCCACGCAGAACGGGGTGGAAAGTGAGTTCTGTTCCAACTGCCAAGTATGTGTTCATACAAAATATGTGTTATCTCTACATCCTCTACACATCTGTGCATCATAGCATCTGAGAATACAGACCAATCCTCATGCTCTACCTTCCCCCTACCCAGTGTATAACCCCATGATGCTAGACTATGTGAGCCACTAAGTTTCTTACCTGCCGCTTTATAGTCTTCTTTCATCTGTGCAGGTACTTGCCTATTCTTAAATATCTCTCTCGACATTAATACCGTATCAAGTATTTTACCCTTGTACTCATACCCGTATATCTTCTTGATTAGGGGTATATCATACCCTATACCATGGTGCATGATGAGATACGTACACTTCTCTAACATCTTTAGGATGCTTTCTTTCTTTGTTAATCTGTACACCTTACCTGTATCTAAATCTTTAAATACAGCGCAGTGTATTGTATCAGCTTCTTCGTAAAGCCCATTCGCTTCTATGTCACATACTAATTTCATATACTCACCATTCAAACAGTTGTTGTGTATGTTATAAGTTTTTTAAAACTTTATTTAAATCTTTTTTTATCCTTAGTTCTACACCTTGTCTTGTGATACCTTCTTCCCTACTAACTTTCTTTATAATACTATCCTCATCTTTAGTTAGTTTCTGTTTACCTGCTTTCTCTAAGATATATTCTTGTGTTAAAGGTTGGAACATACTAAATACTTCCTCACAGTAAATTGATATTTCTTGCTGTGTCGTATACAGGTAATTTTCCCTTTCCATTTGCAGCCAATCCAACCAATCCTTATTCCTGTCATTGTAACTTCCAAGATTAATAGACAGTTGTAATGCAACTTTGTCTTTTGTCTTATATTTTAAAGCACAGAGAGACAACCAATTACCAAATAAAAGATGTATATACGTTGACTCTGCATAAGCATCATCGTACTTATAATTAGAATAGAAATATGCAGCAAAGTCTTGGAATTTTTCAGCCATTAAATCATCAGGTATCTTGGCTTTATGTAAAAGTCGATATACAAGTTTTTGTTTTTCATGTAAGTCAATCATCACTTTTGATCCTTTGGCTCACAAGAACGGGGTGCAAACTCAACAGCATCTCTCGTTAACCGCAACTCCTCGTAACATTCATCGAACCATTCTTGTAGTTCTTTATTTTCTTTCTCAAGCTCTACAATTTCAGCCATAAGAAAAGCGTTTGATATTTCTAGCATCTTAATTTTCTGTTTTTTGGTTGGCTTAGTCATCACTCTTGCTCCTTTGG